ATGATTTTTCCAACTTCATTTCCAAAGCAACATCAAGATTGTCAACCAGGACTTGAGCATAAAATGACACCAAGTCCTATATACGACAGTCCATTATATAATAAACCAAATGATAAATTAAAAGATAAAGTAGCTATTATTAGCGGTGGAGATAGCGGAATAGGAAGAGCAGTTTCTATTGCTTTCGCAAAATCAGGATGCGACATAAGTATAATATACTATAATGAAGATGATGATGCTATGGTCACAAAGAAAAAGGTTGAAGACGAAGGTAGAAAATGCCTTTTAATTAAAGGTGACATAAAAGAAAGTAAGTTTTGTAAAGAAGCGATAGAATCTACTTTAAAGGAATATAAGAAAATAAATATATTAATAAATAATTCAGCGGTACAGTATACTCAACAAAACTTAACTGACATAGATGACGATCAATTTGATAAAACTTTTAAGACTAATGTCTATGGAGCATTTTATCTAACAAAAGCTGTACTACCTCATTTAAAATGTGGTGATAGTATAATAAATACAACATCTGTTGTCTCATACCATGGTCATGAAACATTATTAGACTACTCTATGACTAAAGGGGCATTAACAACATTCACTAGGTCTTTATCTATGCAATTAGCAACAAAAGGAATAAGAGTTAATGCAGTAGCACCAGGACCTATATGGACTCCATTAATACCTTCGAGTTTTGATGAACAAGAAGTTGCAAAATTCGGTAGTAACAATCCTATGAAAAGAGCAGGTCAGCCGGTAGAATGTTCCGGTGCTTATGTATTTTTAGCAAGCGACGAGTCATCTTTTATAACTGGTCAAACTATACATGTAAATGGTGGAGAAATAGTAAATGGATAATTATAGTGAGTAATAAAAAAATACAAATGTTTGTAGGTATTTTTTTATTATTGGTATTTATGGGATTGATTTTTTATATAATATAATAAAGATATGACAAAAAAGCAGGAATACTAAGTTTATCAAGAGTAAATTTTATAAAATATAATTAATACTTATACCTAACATACTATATATGTATAATATGTATGAAACAAGACCAGCAAAATTTGCTGGTCTTGTTTCATAGTATATAAATACTCTAGATTAGACAAATCTTAATTATTTAATAAACTTAAGAATCTATCTATTTCTTTTTCAATAAATTATCGACTAAATCAATTATCAACTCTGAAGCTATTAAAAAATCTAACCTTGTTAATCTAATAGATAAAAAGATTACATATATAGCCTTATGAATATTTAGATAATCTTTTTATTATGTATACTTTTAATATATTTATTTTAACTGTTTATCGCTCCTAGCTATATACTAAGAAGCTTTTCTTCTATATATTCATTAAATGGTTTACCTGCTATTGTTACTGGGCCTTCTCCAAATAAATCTACTGTAATATTAAAGAAATTGATTATTAATTTATTTCCATCAATATAATATTCATCCATATGTCCTGGAATAAATATTACATCATATTCTTCCTTACTTAATTTATCTTCCATATAGTCTAAATTAAGCTGCTTTACTGGTGCTATCATCATATTTGTAAATTCCAAATCTTCAAGCATCCACATATTTTTATTCCAGTATCTACTTTCCTTTTTTGTTGGTTTATTTAGAAGCTCTCTGTTTGACATTGCGGAAAGTACCTTTCTTACAGATTCCTTTGTAAAGTCTTCCTCATATAGATATTTCATATCCGTTTGATCCGCTAGTTCTATAAAAAATGAATCTGCTATCTTTTCCTTTTGATGTAGTGAATCCCAAATATAAAGCATCATTTCTAAGATTTCACTTTTAATTACAATTTTAGCCAAGTTAAATCCCCCTTTTTCCTTTAAATATTTTTTATATGCGAACTACTCTCCACTTAAATTAACCTTCAGTTTCCGTTCCTAGCTCCCCCTAATTGGCTTGTAAATAGAAACCACTATGTATGTTTCATGTCTTGGTTTTAGCTTCACATACAGTTGGCGATTTGTTAAATATTTTACAGTTTTGAAAGTTCTACCATATTACCAGTATATCATAAAATCAAGAATATTACCTCTTTCTATGATTTTCTAATCAATATTATACCATAATTTTACATTAATTCTAAAAAATTAATAACTTTATAAATTACTTTGTATAAAGTTTAATATTATAAATAGTATTTAAAATTTTCTTTTATAAATTTACTAAATATATTTAATGAATTTTTATAAGACCTTATTGTTTCTTTACTTGTATTTGTTATTTCTAATTCATCTATAGACTCTGTTATTGCTTCTATTATTTGCATAAAAAAATACCTCCTATATTTGAAAAAATAGAACATAGACGTTCTTTCATCTTATCGAATATAAAAGGCATTCCAAAACCTATATTATTAAGTTTTAATACTATCTAATGCACATTAAGTGCTTTTAAATAATTATTAGCAATTACTTCTTTGCATCTCCGTACATTTCTTTTAATTGCTTTTGTATTTCTTTATTATCTAAATACTCATCAAGAGTAGTTTTTCTATCCATTATTCCATTTGGAGTTATTTCTATTATTCTATTTGCAAGAGTTTGTATCATCTCTTGGTCATGAGAGTTAAATATTAACACTCCTGGGAATTTTTCTAAACCTTTATTTACAGAAGTTATAGATTCTAGGTCTAAGTGGTTAGTTGGATCATCTAAAACTAATACGTTAGCGTTAGATAACATTAACTTAGATAATGAATAGTAAGAACTTTTCTATTTAAATTTATTACAAATATATTTTTAACTCTAAGCATTTTTCATACCTTTTTGTATATTAATTTATATATATACTACTATATTTTTAATAAATATACAAATTATTTTATTAGTTTATCTTATGTTTACTTCCCTATAGTAAATAGTATTATATTATGTCTATTTTTTTAGTATCTAAAAATAGAATATATATTAGTATTTTCAATAATTGTATTAAATCTACTATAATTTTTCCTTCATTATATTTGAATTATTAATTTAGCTATTTAAATGCAATAAAAAACAAGTGCTATAGTCTGATTAATATAGCACTTGTTTTTTAATAAATTCGATATTTTATTGTATAACATATCTGTTTTAATATCTATTATCCTTTAATTGAATCAATCATATTCTCAATTTCGTTAATAAACCAATTTAAACTTAAAAACTCCCGACCTATTCTACAAATATAGTGACTAGATACGACTATATCTGTATCTTCTCCTTTTAATTGGAAGGTAATTGTAAAATTATTATTTTCATTACTTTTTAGAGTAAATCCTTTTTTATCCAATTTCTTTCTTATAATGGATACATCAACAACTACTGTTATTAATAAATTTCCTCTATAAAATTCCATTAAGTGTTCATTATTTTTTATTATCATTGGGAACGGAGTATAATTTTCTTTAAGATCTTTCATTGAATTTATATAAAATAATTTTGGCTCATTTATTTTTTTAAATATAAATTCTAAACTTTGGAATTCACTCGGTTTATAATCAACAATATAAATTAATCCATCTTCAATTTCCTTAGCAACTCTCCCATTATGAATTGATTTATCAATTAAATCCTGTAACTCTTTTTGATAATTAATTTCTTTATTTTTAGTATATATTCTCTTAAATGTGTTATCCGTTCCTAAAAAATTTTCTATATAATCATTATTAATTATATTCATATGCTGAGTTATATCTTCTTCTTGTCTAATAATTCTATTATTTTTATTACTACTTGATTTAACTTCTAGTAACTTTGGTAATCCATTTTCTTCAATTGTTATATCTCCATATCTTAGTGAATTAGTTAAATCATTTAAAATAGCAAATTTACCTGATTCAAAAATAGATTTAAATGTATTAATCTCATTTTGTAATCCTTCTTTTCCACTAATAAATCCTGGTGATTGCTTATAGCAAAAATTTTTCAAATCAGACTTACTAAAATATGCAAAAGCTATAGAATCCCCAATCTCACAAAGTCTTTTTATAGATTCTTTATAATAAATTATCAATTCTTTGAATTCTTTTGATTCTATCCCTAATTTTCGTCTAATATCATTTGAATGAATACTTTCTCTGGAAATCTTTTTATTATTTTTAATCTTCACTTTAATTGCTCTTATTTCATTTTCTACTTCAATAATATTATTTAATAAGCTCATTTGAATATCATGAGCAAGCATCATATTATCAATAGGATTTTCTAAAAAAATTTGTAACCTTTCATTTAACTCTGTAAATAATAAATCTATATCTATCATATTAAACTCCTTATCAAAAAACTTTAAATTAATATTTATTATTTGTATTGATTTCAATGCCCTTAATATAAAAACTTATTATTATAGGACAAAAATAATTATATCACTTTTTAATATGTTCTATTATTTATATCTACTTAACAACAACTAATTCTAAATAAAATCATACTTTTATAATACTCATTTAGAGTGAGATATTATAGTTATTTTACAGTCTAACTATTCTATAATTACTGCTTTGATTTATTTTTTAATTCTACAACAGAAATTTTATATCTGTGAACTTTTCTATGGCAATTAGCACATAATACTCTTAAGTCAGATAACTTAGTTAAATGCCCTTCTTCCATATCACACACTTCTACATTGTCATGGTGTACGTCTAAAACGACCTCATCATCCGCTTTACAAACTTCACAAAATACTTTTCCATCATTATCTTTCTTAAACTGTTCTATCTTTCTTTTTCTAGCTTTTGGATTTCTTTTCTTAGCTTTCATAAGCCTTTCTATATACTTACCTTCTTCAATTACTATATCTTCTACATCTGCAAATTCATCAACTTCTATAAACTCAACCTTTTGGTTTAATCTGCTTAATAATGGAGGTCTTCTCTTTCCTATCATTAACTTAGGCTTCGGATGAATTTCTTCTTCTAACAATTTTATTAATTTACCCCAGTCATCATATTCCTTAATAAGTTCCCATTCTTCGTTAAATACAGTTATTTTTTGATTATCATTTTTTACTTCTATACCTTTTAAATCCCTATATAAACCATAAAATCCACTATCAGTATCACCACCTGGAAATCCTGTTGTAACACTTATTACAATAGCAGATATTAAAGGCATTTCATAATAGTTACAAAATGATGATAAATCACCTAAATATCTCCATAAATTTCTCATTTTTTCTTCTGGTATACCTACTTGCTTTCTTAAATCTTTGTAAAATATATTTTGCTTGTATTTAATTTCCTCAACTAATACCTTAGCTATTTCTAAATGTTTTTCGTCAAAATTCCAATTCATTATATATTCCTCCCTTCAATATATTTACATTATACTACTTTCAATTTAATATTTTAAGTTTATCTAAAATGGTTCTTTTATGCAAAAAATTAACGCTCCCAAAAGTGGGAACGTTAATTACTAAATTTTTAATTGTTATTTATATATTTTATTCGTTCATCTATACTTCTTATTTCTTTATTGTTATTTGATATACTTTTATAGCATTCATTATAGTCACTTATGCTCATTTCTGCTTCTTTAAATATTTCTCTCTCCATTACATTTTCTATATCTAAACTTGTAACAATATTTCCTAAATCATCTTTGATTATGTAAATACCATCTATATTTTCTAGTATATATACATCTAGTATATTTTTAGGTAATTTTGATTCATAAGTTTTCAACTTTTTTTCTAATCTCTCATTGTCTTTTTCTTTTTTAACTTTTTTTGCTCTAATTCTAATAACTCTGGCTTTAGTATTCTATTCAACCTTTTTACCTCCACATATATTTTTCTATATTATACCATAATTTTCCTAATAAATTATTTTACATACGTATATATTACCATCAAATATTTAACTGAAATTAAAGTTTTATACAAAATCCATATGATATAATATTTTTGATTATAAATAAAATTTAAGGTGGTTATACTATGATATTTGATAATAAGCAACCTCAAGAAATCTATGAATTAATAGCTGAGTGGCTATGTAGTAAATCTTTTGCTGGTCATACCTGTAAATCTACATTTAAGTACTTTCATAAAAATTTATGGAACCCAATCCTAGTATATATAAAATACTTAAAATATAAAGATAATTTAAGTGAAGAAGAAAGAGAATTCTTAGATACAGTTGTTTATAATGGTGATATTTTTAGAGTTTTAAGGTACTATCCTCGTGACAAAAAATATGTATATGAAATGAATGAATATCAAAGTTGGTCTAAGTCTTTGAATGGACTTAAAAAAATTCCTGGTTTACAAGGCGATTACTTGCTTATTATTGGTAAATCTGATGTGGGAATTAATGTTTTTGAACTTTTATGCTTTTTAATAAAAAATAAATACATTGTTAATCCAAATGGGTTAAAGTCCTTTGAAAGAATAGCACGATATGAACTAGAAGAAGAAATAACTTATAAGGTATCATTTGATAGCATTCATAGAATAGTAGCTGTTAATAGTAAAGATTTACTTGAATATGATGATAATATAATAAGAGAAATAGATAGAAAATTATGGGGAAGAAATAATTTTAGATAATATCTTTACAAGTAAATATACACATTTTTTAGGTTCCTTGCTTCAAAATACTTTAAAATCTCGTAATATTTCGTCATAAAAATAATTAGAGAGTACAGCTTTGTACTCTCTAATTTATTAATATTTAAAGTTATTATTAAATTGATTTTTCTAACAGTACCTGTAGTAATGGCATTACTAATTGGATAGTATTTTTACTCTTAGTTCCTAGCCAAGTAAGTGTAGATTTTATTTTACTTTCCTTAATTTCATTGGTAGTATTTCCTTTTAATACACTTTGTAATTCATCTATTTTTTTTAGTAATTCATCCCTACATTCTACCTCTTCATTCAATGACTTCTTTCTTATATCTGAAAATAAATTATCTATTTGCACATTTACATCAATAGTTGATGCAATTTCTTGCGATTGAGCCATACTATTTATTATATTTATATTAGGCATACTATTTATTAGCTTATCTAATTTTTCTTCAATTGATTTTATCTTTTCCTTATAATATTTTATTTCCAATTTATAAAGTTCTACATCATCTTTCTTAGGATTATTTTCTTCTGAAATATGTTTTTTATACTTTTTTAATGCTCTTATTATAATTTTCAAACTTTCACTCGTTCCTTGATGTGCAAAATCGTGAAAATCTATTTCATTATGATAATTAGCTACCATAAGTCTTCCAATATCCGCAATTTCAAAATCATTATTGTATTCCACTTCTAAAACATTCTCACACTCTTTTATATCACTTTCAATCTGCTCTAAGTTTGTTTCCAATCCCTATTCCCTCCATAAATATCATTTCCTATATTATACAATAAAATTTTTCAATTATAAATCTAGCATAGTTAAACATCAAATAAAAAAGTAATTTTATTTAACTTTTATATGCTTTTACATACATATTCATCATTTTTCTTTAAAGCTCTTTTAAACTTTATATCTTTTAAATTTATTTTTTCAGCTTTAGTCACAGCTACACCGTTATTATATAAATATGCTTTATCTACCGTTACAGCTCCATCTACTATTAATGAATAACTATATCCATCCTTATTTCTAACAGCTGTACATTCTTTATCATTTAAATCTACTTTATCAGCTTTAAATCTTAATACTAATGCACTACTATTCTTTTCTAATTCTCTTTGTATATATTTTAGTTTTTGATTTACTATACTTGCATTTACTTTAGACATATCTATAAATTCAAATGTTCTTGTATAAGTCCTATTTCCTATTTGAATTATTACAGCTCCATCTTTTTCTGGATGTTCACCTTTATAGAAAGTTCTAACTTTAGGATTATTAGTTTTCACTACATCCACTATAGCTGGTGCAAAAAAGTTTAATATATAATCATTTCTTAATTTAACTGTAGCTATAGCTTTATATAAATCTTCTGGCGAACATTGATTATATAGTTCATTACATCTTCTTTGAGTTCTATAATTATTATCATCATGTGTTTCTTTATAGTAGATTGATGTTTTATCAGCATTTCTTAAACCTTGTCTAATCGCTTTATAACTATTAAATATATCATTTAATTCATTAACTATCACAGCTACATTATTTTCATTAGCTCCTACACTTGCTCTATCAAACATATCTAAAAATACATTCTTTTTAGATTGTTTTACTTCATCTTCTATGGTGAATGTTACATCCTTCATTAGATTGAAACTTTGTGTATAATAATGTTTTGCACATCCATATGCATATCTATCTATCACACTATTTCTTATAGTTGTTGACTTTTCATTTCTAGCATATCTAAAGAAATATGGTTTCTCGCTAAAGTCTTTTAATATCTTTTTTATATTCTCTGGTATCTCTATACCTGTTTTTGAAGTATCTATAGCAACCTGTTGTGCATAAAGTATTAAGTATTGCATCTTTCTTAGCTCTTTATGTCTACCTTTTATAAATTCCTTCTTTTGAGCATCAGTAACCGTATTAGTTGACATTGTATCTACTACTACCCCAGCTTGCATAAGCTCCTGCATCTTTATATTAACTTGTTCACTAGTTTTTAATTTAAATTCATTCTTAACTTTATTATAAAACTCACTATTAGATAATAAAGTTCCATCTTGTAGCATATATGGATATTCATTTGTTAGGTTCATAACTCCAGCATTAGCTAATGCTAAAGCTCCAATAAAGTTTCCAGCACATTCTTTAGTCATTCTTTTTATATTCTCTGGTGTATATGGTAAATCCATTTTAACTCCATCAAATGTATTAAAGAATAAAGGTGTATCTAGTTCAACTACAGCATTATAAATAGTATCATCTACTATTGAACATGCAATGTCACCATCAAAATCTGCTCCAGACATCCTGCTTGCTGTAGCATCAAATGTATTCATTACTAAGATACTGGCACAATTATAATTTAAACTATCTATATAGCTATTCTTTTTATTCTCAAACTTCACAAGCTCCTGTGAACTTGAAAGTGGATTTCTACCCATCACAGTTCTTTGTTTATCTGGTCTACCTACAGAATAAAACTCTCCAACTTGTAGACAACTTTCATTTCTAGCTGTATCCATATTACGTGTAGCTATAAAGTTCATATATACTTGAACATCTTGTATTATTAATCTATAAGATGCATCATTTAAAAATGTTTTTCCATATGCTACCTTATTTATTCTACTCTTCAATAGTTTTTGTATTTCTTGTTGTACTGCCCAATCTTTTAATAAAGAACTATCGTATTTTACTAACTCCAACATAAGTGAAAATTTATCTTTAGATTGTTTATCATCTATATCATTTTCATCTATTATATCTGCTAAATCACAGGTTATTAGTAAACTGTCTATATTCTCTAAAGATGCATCTAAATGTTCTCTGTCATCTTTAGTTAGTTCTAATAATTCATCATAAGATAAATTTAAAGCCTGTACAAACTGGTAATTAAGCTTTGTATTTGAACTACTTAGTTTCTTTGGGTTGTATTTACATACATATAAACATTTGAATATATCATCAACTTGATTAGCTACATTATCTAAATAATTACCATCAAAGTGTTTTACTAATTTACATTGACTTTCATTTAATATCATATCTACATCTTTAACCTTGTGATATTTATTCCAAATATCACGTATCATTAGTTCACCATCTATCATCTTTAGATGTTCTGTCTCTCCATATTCTTTATTAATTCTTAATAATTCTTTCTCTATATCTACTGCAGTAGCAACACCTTTACCACCTATACCAGCATACAACCTAAACGTAATCCAGCTTAAGTTGTGTTCTATATTTAAATCTTTAGCTACTCTATAGGCTAAATTTTTAGACATTACCCCTTGTCCATCAAAGGCTGTTAACTTCATTTCTATTTCTTTTTCTACTAATTGTATATTATCTATAGTTTCAGCTGTTTCTACACCTTCTAAAACCGTGTGTAATCCTCTATATAAATATTTTGGTTCTTCTATTATTACTACTTTAGGAATTATATTTGTCTTTTGAGAACCACTAAATACAAATCCTTGATATGCTGTTTCTTTCATTATAGTTACTTTATCTTTTTCTACTAACTTATATTCTACAGCTCCTGTAGCTTGTTCTTTTAACCATTGCCCAAAAGAGTAATATTCTTCTTTTATAAATATACAACTTGATTTTTTCAAATCTGATGCTGTAGCCATGTAAAAACAATATTTTGAATTATTAATTTCAATTATTCTATCTATTATATCTTTATCTTCTTCAAACTCTATTTTTACTATAGCATCAGTAAATAATATTTCTTCTGATTTTACACCTTCATATTTTGCTAATGCTACAGTAAATAGTGATTTATCTAGTTCTATTTTATCTATACCTTTGTAGGTATCTCTAAATACATCTTTACCTATTATTTTCTTTTTATTTTCTCTTATAATTTCTTTTTTAAGTCTTAATATTTCCATTTCTTATTCAATCTCCTTTTAACCGATCTTACCTATTTATTAGTATCTATTGTGGCTACATTATACTTAAATTTTTAAGCATCTATTATTAATACTTATATTTAATGGTTTACAATAAAAACACCAAATGTAAAAATATAAAAAAAAGATAGAAAAATTTTTCTATCTTACAATTAAACAAAGTAGTAACAATCCTAATTTGTAATATCTGGATTGCTCCAGCCACTAGTTTTAAAAATTAAGCATTTCATCTGAAATATAATCTAAATCATCTTGTTCATATTGTGGTACTATATTAGTACCATCATAGTTATTTATAATATTCGTTTGTATATCTATACTATCACCTATTGAAACCTCATCGTTTACTATTGGTATTTCTTGCTTTACTGCTGGTACTTCTATTTGTACCACTGGAATATTATTTAATACTGATAGTTTACCACTATATATTTGCCTTAAATAGTATAAAATCTGCTGTGGATTTGTCCTACAATTAATTTCAGCATCCCTTTTTAAAAGTTCTAATAATTCACCTTCAATGTTTAACTTAATTAGCATTATTATTTACTCCTTCTAGTTGATATTATTTTAGCTCCCAGAACATTTGAGAAAATACATTCATCTAGTATAACTATACTTGGATTTTTAACTAAATATCTTTCTAGTGCTTTAGCTCCACCACCAACAACACATATTTTAAATAATAATTCTTTAAATCCTATTTCCTTTAATGGTTCTATTATATTAGCTTTAATATAATTTTCAGCATATGCATCTATTGTAGATTTTATTTCTTCTGGTAATTCATTATATTTTTCATATAAAAGTTCTGCATCTTTATCTGTATAAGTATCTAATAACTTAGATGTTAATACTCTTGCCAATACTGTGTAGAATATGTTCATTCCTTGTTCTTTCGTGTACATTAGATTTGTATCTGGAACACCATTGTTTACTCTTACACCAGAATTATCACATCCACCTATATCTACTAGGTATATACTTTGTTTTACTAAATCCTTATTTGTTAAAATACTTGAATATGTTTCTGCACAAACTTCTACATTTGAAACTGTAAATTGTTTCTTTACACCTGCTGGACTTATTACTTTGTAAGTACCTTTTAATAAATCAGAATATGCTTTTCTATTATCTAAATTTATATATAAACTTAATGGTAATAAGCAAACTACATCAACTTTTTCTTTATCTGTATCTACTATTGTAAAAAGTTCTCTAGCCAATAAGGCTGATTTTTCAACTATAAGTTTGTTTGTGCTTTTCTTACTTTTAGCACCTTCACCTATAATATAATGTTGTCCATTAATTTCCCATGCTCCAAAAGTTCCTGATGGAACTACTTCTACGTTAGAACAACTAACTATCTTCTTATCATTAAATATACCTTTAAATCTTGCATTTCCTAAATCACAATATAATTTTTTATTCATAATTAATCAATCTCCTTTTATTTTACTAATTTTAAATTTGTTTTTTTTATATTATCGAATATTGCATTTGTTATATATTTTTCTGTGCAATATGTATCTTTCTTATTTGTTATAATCTGCATATCTGCTTTTACAAGTACATCCCAATCAATATTTCTTATAAGTTCTCTTAATTCTGGACTTGCTTTTTTATTTAAGTGTTCTTCTATAACGCTTACTTTTTCGTTTAAATCTTCATCTTCTGATTTTTCTAATGCTACTAATATGCCTGCATTATAATCAGCTATCAATTTATCATCGTCTATGTACTCTATATCTTCTACTATAGGTTCTTCAATCTTAGTTTCTGCAACTTCTTCTGGTGAACTCTTTTCAATGACTAAGTACTTATGTATTAGATAAATAGTATTTCTACCAGCTTTATAAGGATTATTTTTTCTAGTTATATATCCTTTTTCTTCTAAACTCTTTAATACACTACCAACTGTATCTTTATTCATTTTACAAAAATTGATTATTTGTTCTCTAGTTGGGAATGAATATCCCAATGAAGTGTTAAAGTTTCTTATTAGAAATGCTAGAACTCTAAATTCAGTATGCTTTAAGTTTGTATCTTCAAATATTCCATTATCTATTACTGTATAACTCATTGTTGTTCACCTCCCTTTATAAATTGCATTAAGTTGCATTAAGTTTATATTTGTATATTATCACTTAATTAAACTTAATGCAACACTTTTTTCTTTGAATTTCTTTAAGTTGCATTAAGTTTATGGTATAATTACATATAAATATTGAAATCAACTCAATTTGGAGGATTTTTGAAATGGATAAACCTAATAGCAGACAAAGAGAATTAAAGAATAGAATTAGAATTAGTTCATCTGTAGATAAAAAACTATATGATGTATTTGAAGAAATAGCTAACGAAACTAAAATACCTAAAAGTAAATTATATGATATGGCTTTAGAGTTATTAGCTAAAAAATATGATAAGCAAATCTAAAGAAGGAATTGCACCTTCTTTTTTTTATATCAATTGTATTAGTAATTGTAGTTACCCTTGCTTTCGGATAATCATTAACCTAAATTAAAGGTATATGAATTACCCTAGTTTTCGGATTTCCATAAAACTAAGGTAATTCAATATTTATTTTATCAATACAGTTATTCACATTTTATAATTATCTATTCTATAAATTTATTTTCATAACTATCATAATATTTAGCATTCATTCTATTTATATTTCTTCCAATAGCATTTTCACTATAAGTTTCAAAATAGTCTACAGCATCATGTTTTTCACTTTGTTTCTCTTGTTGTATATATTTCATTTCTAATTTATAAATTAAATCTAAATCCATTTATACATATAAAAAGAACTAGTATTGCTACTAGTCCTCTACTTCTTCCTTTTTATAAATTTCTAAAGATATTTCATCTATTACATTTCTATATGTATTCATAACTTCTTTATCTCCATCTATAATACTTTCTTCTATTCCAAATTGACCTTCTGAAACTTCTACAGCTCCTATTTCAATTACTTCACCATTAGAACATTTATTAGTAATTGTTATAAATATTTGATTAGTTCTTTTATTAAAGTAACCTGCTAATGCTCCTATTGTTCCATCAATAATCTCTACATTAAAAACATATATTTGTTCTATTTTACATCCAAATGCTAATTCTAGCATAAAAGTATTTGGTACTAATTTTGCATCTACTGTTTTTCTATTTATTATCTTCATTTTCTATATCTCCTTTATATATTAATTTATTATTTAGTTTTATATAATTAATTCCACAATCTATAGTTTGATAATTTATGTTATTTAAATCTTCTGTTGAATAAATAAACTTAAATTCTTTTTCATATTTTTTATTTAAAACTAAGTTCAATGGATAATGTCTATACTTAGTTAAGAGTAGTTCTGTTATTACACCTTTTGTGTATTCATATTCATAACTATGGTTCATAAGCTCCAATTTATTATCTGGATGCAATGCTAATAGCCACAAATTAAATTCTAACTTATTCATTTATATTGTTCCTTTCATAAATTTTTTCTTCTCACTAACCTGGTGAAGTGAAGTGTACACCGAAGGTGTACGGTTACGGAACGAAACGTATAATCACAAACTATTAATCTTTTTTTGAATATTAATTTTCAATTTATATAATTAATATAAATAAACTAAAAAATAGGTTATCTAAATTGCCTATATGTATAATGTTATATAAGCAAAATAGATAACCTATTTATTTTACCCAAACCTTACGGTTTGTGCTGGTTACTCATCAAGCTCGTAACCTCAGTTTTTGTCGGTAATAGTTAATATAATAATAGTTATTTATTATTAATATATAATATATACGAACTTTAACCGATATTTTTTATAATAAAAATTAATAGGACATACTAAGGAAATATTTTGGTATATATATAATTATTATATAAACCAAAATACTTTTAAAAATGTCCTATTAATATATAGTATTTCTCTTTATTTACATAAATAAAATAAATATTTTATTTTTATCTATTCCAAATAAAAGTAAAATATCTATCTCTATAAACTTTATATGCATCTATAACAGTAATTAAATCTTGTGAATTCGTAGAATTTAATGCATTGCCTAAAAGATTTTCCATTGCTGTTCTATCTACATTACTAACCTCTGATGTTTCAAATATCTCGCTATTATATATAGCTATAGAATAAGCTACAGCTGATTTGGCTTTATTCAGATAGTCTACATCATTCCAAGATAAATCAAATACATCTGTATCAGCTAAATTAGCCATATCCCCTAATCTTTCTGTTAATCTTTCACTTCTAATACTAAAAGCTCCTCTTACAAATGTTTCATATGTCATATTCTCTTCCATATTAAGTCACTCCTTTTATTTAGATTTAATATAAAATTCGACATATACACTCATTTACCTCTTTTATTTTAATAAATGCCTAAATTTTCGCTATATACCATATTATTAAATCACATTTTAAGCTTCTATAATTAAACCTTATACTAAACAATAAAAAATAGGTTAGTATATTCATCTACTAACCTATTTTTTGTTATATAAACCTCTATAATTAAATTTATTTTTTGTTTCTAAATTTTTTATTGAAATGGTTACTTAATATAAAAATTCCAATTGAATTTAAACCATATATAACACATTCAACAGCTGTTAAAGTATATGCTAACATAGATAATAACTCTAAAGAATTTAATAATTCAACTACATTTTTATATGATTGTGTAAATATAACTAATAGACCTAAGTATAAAGCAAATCTAAAAAAGTTTAGTCCCAACTCTGCTCTGTCTAAATCTTCATATTTTCGCCAATAGTATTTTTGTCTATCTTCTGACGAAAAATGGTAAGTAATCCAAATTAACATAACTATAATAGCTAGTCCTATATTCATTTTTGGTATATAGTCCACTAAATTCACCATAATAAATACCTCTCCTTTCCTTTAGTATTTTTATATTATATCTTAAACTATTTTTTATTACAAATTTATACATTCATTTAATTGGACTAAGTTCATAATTCTAGCTGGTTCTCCATATTGAGTTTTGATATATTGTTGAGGTAAATATATAGAATACTCTATTAGCTTATTTTTACTAAATATACTATCAACTTTTTCTTTAACCTCTTTTGCTACTTTATCTTGTAATAAAGATATGTTTTCAAATGTATCTTTATTTTTTAATTCATCAAATTCATCTTTATATAACAATAATTCATCAGTTCTATTTAATCTTTCATATGATTTAAATTGATTATAAAAATTAAAGCTATTATTATGCTCCATTGTAAACATTAAATAAAAATCTATTATATTTATATCAACTTTAATATTATCTAAATCAAATTCTATATCTTCAATTGATTTTATAAATCTACGTTTTGCAAAGCTATCTTTATTGTATAATTCCCATTTTCACCTTTCACTTCTTCTATTCCTATTGTTAAATCTTTATTTTTATTGTATTTCGAATTGCACTTAGATATAAAATATTTCTCTATAATTTCTATATCATCTTTTGTTTGTGTCCCAAACTCTATATATTCTATTGCATATGTTGACTTATAACATTCCTCTGGAAGATGATTATGATTTTCTATTCTACTGTCTAAATTCATTGCTTTACCTACATAATTAATTTCATTATTATTACTGATAAACTTATATATACAATTTTTTAATCTCATATGTTATTTCCCCTTTTAAACTTAATTTACTTCTATATATAATAACATAAAATCGCCCTCAAACCCAGTTATTTCAGTCTGTATATACAATTTGAAAATGTATTTTTATCTTGAGTATTTACTTTTTTGTAGTATAATAATAGTAAGTAAAAGAGATTACATTCTAGTGATGTGGAGTGTAGTTTCCAAACTTTTTTGGATTTTTTGAACTTGATGTTTATTTAAAGTTCTATACCGCTTTTTCTCCTGCCAGAGTTAAAGTGTTTTTTTGCTTTAGTAAACACAAAAATAGGATAACATTTAAGTTATCCTATTTTTGTATTAAAATCCTACTCCACCAGCTAATCTACTACTTCTACTCTTCATAGTGTTTAATTCCTGCTCTATATATCTACCACTAGCTTTTGCTATTTGTCTACCATCAACTTGTAGTGTACTATTTATGTTTACTATTCTTTCATTCATTAAAGCATTTAACATTTGAGTTAATAATTCATTTTGAGCTTTCAGTTCTTCATACATCTTATCATTAATTCTTGAACTAGCTGTAGATATTCCCCCTGCTGATACAACTTGTGCTGACTTGTATCTTGCACCATAGAAATCTATTCCCTGTATATTGTTTCTTAGACTAGCCATAGTATTATTCATACTTGCAAAAGAACTAGTCGTAGGCATATTTGGTTGCTGTGTATCTTTAGTAGCTCTAGCACCTGTAGTAACTTTCTTAGTTATATTTTGAGTTACATTAGTTCTAGTCATAGTAACTTTACCTGTTATACCTTTAGATAGTGTATTTCTAATTGTATTCCAATCTGATATAACACTATTTTTTAGTTTCTCCATAGAATTTGAACACCCATTGTATAAGCTACTAAAAGAGCTTTTAGCTGATCGTTCTAAAGCACTAAGTGATTTCTTTGACTGATTATACATAGTTGTAGCATCCTGTATAACATTAGTTTTAGTTTTAGACATTGAAGTAGTTACACCTTTATATAAGTTAGTCATAGAAGTTTTTGCTGTCTGTTCTAATTTACTAAAACTTTGCTTGCATCCTAGATATGCATCAGTACTGAATTGTTTTATAACTCTTGCACTTTCATCTAAATTAGCTTTCGTTGCTTTTGGTATTTCTCCTGTCTCAGTTAATGCAATATTACCTAATCCAGATAAACTATTTTCAACATCAGCCTTCATAGTGTCCATATTTGCTTTAGCTTTGCTACCAGCATCTTTAGTGTTTGTATCTACAACATTAGACATTTCTTTTGTCTTTTGGTCTGCTGTATTCTTTACATCATTAAAAGTCTGTTCTTTACCAGATTTATATTCACCATTAATTCTATCAGCATTATTTTTCATCTCTTGTTCTTTAGCTTGAATATAATCTATAGTTTCAGCATGATTTGTTTTCATACTCTCTAGTGTACTATTTAAATTTGGCATTATCTTTTCAGCAAACGGTAGTTTAGCTAGTGTTTCCAATATACCAATACCTAATTCTAAGAAGAATGCTTTAAATTGGTTCATAGTTGTTTGTATCTGTAAACCAAAGTTAGTAGCAACTATAGTACAAGTATCTATAATATTTTGAAATGTATCAATTACAGCTGTTAAAACAGGTAATACTCCACTACCTATAGTTTGCTTTAATTGCTCCCAGCTGTTACTAAAATCTTGTTGTGATGCTTGATAACTATTCTCGTATGCTGTTGTAACTTCATCTATAGCACCAGCTGTATCTAAAGTTGTGTCCTTGACACTCAACCAGCTTTCTAATACAGATTGATTACCATATTCTACAGTTCCTTTATAAATATCTTGCAATGCTTGTGCTCTTTGAGTTTCATCACCAACACCTAATATGGCTTTATTAACTTTATTAAAAGCATCCACCATTGTTATTTCGCCACTATCAATTTTAGATTTTAAACTATCAACATCTATTCCAACATTAGCTAATGCATCTTTACTAGCTGTTGAACCATCTGTAATAGTAAGAAATACCTCTTTCATCATATCAGCTACTTTATCACTATCCATACCTGTATCTTGCATAGCTTCTGATATTAAAGCGAATGCCTGTTCTCCATCAATACCAAATTGGCTGAATATAGGTGTATATTCTAAGAAAGTGTCCATCATATCACCAGCAATATTCATGCCATCTTGATGTCCACGTATAATCATGCCTAATGCATCTTCTGCTGACATTCCCCAGTTATTATAAGCCATTTGCATAAAACGAACCATATCAGATGTTTCATATCCTCTATCGTTCATTATAGACATACCTTGTGTTACTTTTTTCATTTCTTCATCTGTTAAGCTCATAGTTTGAGTTAACATTTCAACACCTTGTGCTACATTCTCAATGTTATATCCACCATCAGCAAAACTCATTATTTTATTATGAATATTTTCAGCTTGTTGTTCTGTTTTTCCTAAATTTATTTCTAAATCTGTTATAACCTGATCATATTCCTTAGCACCATTTATTACTACTCCTGTAATCATACCAGCTAGTGCTAAACCTGCTCCTTTAGCTCCTAATGATAATAAATCTAGTCCACTATCTAATCCATCTATTTGACCTGTAAAATTACTTATATCTATCCCTTCAAACATAGATGATAGATTAGATGTATCAATATCATTTAAACTAGATAATTCTTCTCTTAAATCATCAACTTCTTTAGATGCTTGTGTCATTTTATTTTCAGTCTGTACTATTTGGTTTTCAAATGAACGTAAACCAGATACAGCATTTGAAAGTGTTCTACCCATACCATCAAGTTTTTGTTGGTATTTTTGTAGTTCCTTCTCTGCCTTTTGATATTCTTTAGAACTTGTTCCTATAGTTCGTTCAAGCTCTTTTAAATTTTGTTCTGCATCAGTTATTTTAGCTGGTAGTTCATCAAATTCCTTTTTATAACTCTTTAGTTTTGCCTGTTGCTCTGTATAAGCACTATTTAAAGCATCTAATTTATTTTCATATTGCTTTAATACATTTTCACCAGCTTGAATTGTCTTATTATAATCTTCAATAGACTTTTCGCTTAATGCTAGTGTCTTTTTGCTACTATTGAAAGCTGTTTCCATTTGTTTCGTTGCTCTATTTACATCTTTTAAACTACTTTCAAAGTCCTTGCTGTCTAAACCAAGCTCAACTAAAAGTGAACTAATTACTTCACTCATAATTATTACCTCTTTTCTTATTTATTTTTATAAAAAAAATAGATAAACTAGGAAATATAATTTATCTCCTTGTTTATCTCCTATTAAATTAAAAGAAATCTTCAACTCTATCTAATTTCTTTTCTTTATTTTTATCTTTAGCATCTGTTAAACCATTTACAGTTTTATAAATATCAAATTGGGAAAATAAAAATCTTGGGGTTGTTTCATCAAATTTTTCTAATGGATGATTTAATAAAGTACAATGTATATACATTAAAAAATCATAATCCCAATCTACTTCTAAATCTACTTCTTCTTTACTGTTTTTTTTGGCTCTGCTTTAGGCATATTATCATTCATTAATTGTCCTACTACATTAAAACTAGCAAATAGTTCTGTTAGATTTAATGCATCTACCTCTGATTGCTCAAACTCTTCGTGATTGAATTTTATACCGTGATATAAAACACTAGATATAACATCTAAATCACCTTCTGCTAATCTTGCTATCATTTCTGGTGTTGTACATTTGCATTCTTTACAAACTCCTTTTATTACACCAAAATTGAATGATATATTATACTTATTTCCATTTATTATTATTTTTTGCATTATATAAACTCCTTAATGTTTAATTTTAAAATACTAAGGAATATATACAATATTCCTTAATTCACAGGCATATAAATACCTTATGTACATAATAAAAAGTCCTCTAATTTGAATTTAGAGAACTTTTTATAATTAGTTATTTAATTACTTTTTATCTTTTAATACTTCTAAAGGTGATGGTAAATTTTCTGGGAATGTAGTTAAAAACGTATTTAAGAACTCTGCATTCTTACAAGTATCTTCATCAGCTCTAACTCTCCATATTCCTGTTTCAGCCATTGGTATTATAGAGAACTCTATTTCTACATTAGCTATTTCAACACCATCTTCTTTTGTAGCAAAGCTTTCACCTTTTATATTAGCTTTAACTTGTGGTAAAGATACATATCTATAAGTACCATTAGATTTTTGTGACTTAAATGTCATTGCAAGTACAGGTGATAATACATTAGCATTATCTGCTATAACTCCATCAACCATTTTTTGCCCAGAAATTAATGCATACTCTTCCATTGATAAACCTAAAAGTTCCATAGTAACTGTTCCAGAACTAAAACCAGATGCTACTACTTCTGCTACAACATCATCAGCATATATATTTTCACTTACAGTTTCTATTTCTACTTCTGCTGTAACTAAACCAGCTACAGATATAGTTGTTTCTGTATCTACTTGATTAGTTAATTCTTCTCTTTTAGCTAAGTGTAAACCACTTAAACCTATTTGACCTATCTTTGCCATATTTTTATTACCTCATTTCTTATTTTTACATAAAAATAAACCTGTAATTACAGGTTCTTTATATATCTAAAATTGAACGTGCGACCATAATAACCATCATCATACATATCACGTTCACTTATTTTTATAAAATTATTTGCTTTCATTAGTTCCTTTATTTGCTGTATCTTAGATACTCCATATGGTGTATTAAACCAGAATATTAAACCTATATCTGATTGTTCAGCATTTGCATCATCATCATAATACCTTACGTCGTCTTGATTATTAGTTTGGAATACTATATATTCACTATCATCACCACTATAGTTCATCCAATATATAGGAATATTTAAAGGCTCTAATGCTTGTATAATTTTTGAGTTAATCATACTACTTTAATTCCTTCTTTAATACTTCTAACATTTTTTCCTGTGCTTGATTTAAACCTTTCTTAAAACCATCATCCATCCAATATGTGGGCGATTTTGACCTACTCCCAAAATGGTTATAATAAGCACGTTCTACAATCTTTGGATTATCCCCTGTTACTCCCACATCTATTGTAGTTTTACCTTTTTTGGTTTTTATCTTATTAGCACTCTTTATGTTATCTCTTAATTCTCCTGTGTCTACAGGCGAACTAGATTTTATAGCATCTTCCATTGGTTCTGCTCCAGCTAATAACGCTTTCTTAGATATATCTTTTTGAACTTTCTTTTCTAATTCTGATAGTTTTTTAGTTAAACTTGATAAATCAAACTCTAAACTCATAATAACTACCTTCTTATTTCACATATAAGCTCAACATATCCATTTCCATATGGACTTATATGCTTTATATTGTATTGCTCATTTTTATAAAAAACTATATTATCTAAATATATATCTCTTCTACTAAATATTAAAAACTTTATAATTTGACTTTCAGTTTCTCTATTAGCATTAATATATTCTTTATATGATTGAACTTTCTTTTTGCATCTTAAACGATATAATTTTTGTAGCTCTGTAGTAGACATTCCTGTGTTCTTATATGCTAATTTAACTTCTTTATGAATTTCTAATACCTCTTTTAACTCTCCTATATTAAACATAACTCACCTATAGGAACTTTCTCGAACTATTAATATATCTTTGTATCAATGGGTTAGCTTTTGTATTTAATTGTACCATTGCACTTCTATATTCGTACATTTCAGATACCAATATTAAATATGCTGGTATTAGTGTATTTGAGTTTAAAAATTCATCTTCTGTTATTCCACAAACTTGTATTATATAGTCTTTAGCTACTTGCATAAAGATTTCTATTTCTATATCATCATCTACAAATTCTTGTTCAATCCTTAGATAGTTCTTAACAAAGTCTAAATCTATATTTTGCATATATATTTTATTCATTTACTTTCACCTTTTTTCTAGTAGATTTCTTTTTAGTTTCTACTACTACAGCTAACAATCCAGCATCTATTAGTTCACTAGCTCTTTTAGTATCTTCTATTTCTACTATTCCTTTAGTGAATGCTTTTTGTAAAACTGTACAATAAAAAGGTGATGTTATAACTTCATATTTCATCTTATCACCTCAATCAAAATAAAATTAAAGTTGTGCCATTAAAGACACAACTGATTTTCAACTAGGAAATATTAACCCGCAAATTTTAACTTAGCTATTGCAGTAACTATAGCTGGCTTACAATCTAAAGCAACTGTAGTTCTAAATGCAACACCTGCTGTAGTAAAGAATGCATCATCACTTCTTTTAACTTGTGCATTAGCTCCTACTCCACAAACTACAGCTTTTTCTAAATCTGTAAGTGTCATAGCTGTTACTTCTTCACATAATACAACTGGTCTACCCATTAATTTGAATTGCATTCCATTTACTAAATCTCTAACTAATATAGGATGTCCATCAGCTCCTACTAATCCAGCTAATCCTTTTAAGTGTTCATCATTAACTACCCATACAGCATTCTTTCTGTATTTAGCATTTAATCCAAAGTATAAATTAGTAACATCTTCTAAAGCTATAACACCATTAGCCTTTTGATTAACCTCAACAACACCTTCTGCTGTATTTAAAATTGTTGCTATCATACTTTCTACAGTTTCTTCTATAGCTTGTCTACCTTCTTCTCTTATTAGTCCTTCAACATCATAAGATGCATCATTCATTAATTCTTCTGATACCACAGTTAATAAAGCATACTTTTCTGGTCTTAAGTCTACTTGTTCAACTAATATATCTTTCTTAGATATTTCTGTTAATTCTCCAGCTTTAACTAATTTACCCATTTTTGATTTTTGTACAGGTACTATTGAATTACCATTGAATGTTTCTATTCTTGCAAAATCTTTTAATCCTAATTCTTTAGCTCTGTCAGCTACTAATGCACCATTTTGTACTTTCTCACCTTTTACATTAGTTTTAGTCATATCTCTTACTTCTACTTCTTTACCTTCTAATAACATTGCTCTTGTTTCCATATCTGTTCCTTCTACTTTCATTTCTTTTGTATTTTTTAAATTTCTAGTTTCTTTTTGTTGCTCTATTTGAGCATCTATTTCTTTTACTTCTTTTAACTTTTGGTTCATTGCATCTATATCTTCTTGTGATATATTTCTTGTTTCAATGCTTTCACCAAGCTTTTCATCCATAGCATCAAGTTCAGCCATTAATTTGGCTCTTTTCTCTATAAGTGCTTTCATTTCTACTTGTTCCTTTCTTAAAAATTTGCACACTAAAAAACACTAGTTTCTTCACTAGTGCTCATATCTTCTATATTTATTTGTTCATGTGATTGTTCACCACAGTTTGGTTCATAATAGTATTAACTATTTCACCATTTTTAACTATTGAATTGAATTTAGATAAAGTAAATATATCTAAACCTTCTTCTTTATTCATATTTAATTTAGTTCTCACTTCATTTATAGACATTATTCCTGTATCTATTGCTTTTGCATAATACTCTATTTCATCCTTTTTATTTGTTCTCAATAGGTTATCTAAATTAAATTCAAAGAATGTATCACCATCTAATTTTTCATCTTCACTTAATAATTGCATATTAAGTACTTCCTCTATTTTCCTTATGATAGGTAATAGTGTATATTGCAAAAACTGTAAATTTGATTGTTCTAATGAACCATAGTTACCAGATACTTCTTTACTACCTAACATATGTGGTGATATTTTTAATAATCTAGCTATTTCTGAAATATTAAACTCTTGATGATTTAATAGTTCAACATCAGCTGGACTTAATGATATATTGCTATATTTTAAATCTTCTGGTAATACTAAAACTCTTCCAGAATTGCCACCACTAAAGAAACTTTGTATCTTTTGAGATAAACTTTCACGTTGTTCTGGTGATAAATTTGAAGGTGTTGTTAATAGTCCTTTAGTAAAAGAACCATTAGTTATTGTAGATCCCATAAAACTATTTTGTGCATTTGCTAAGCCTATAGTTTCTCTACCTAATTCTAGTATTCCTTTACCATTTACACCATCTTCTGTATTCATAACTAGATTTAGTACTTCATAGTACTGATAAGTACCACGATAACCTTCTTTAGACACATAATATAGATATTCATCAGTACTGTTTATTTGCCTTAATTCACATTCTGATTTCTTTAATGGTACTAACTTAGTTATATTAAAGTACTCATCACGTACTATTAATGCAAATCCATTTCCTTCCAGTATTGCACTTTTAATTAATGCATCTTTTAAATCAAATGAACTCACAAATCCATTGCAACTTCTATTTAAAAGATAATTTACTTTTTCTCTACATCTAGTTTTAGAACCATCTTCTGCAATTTTATATTTATATACAGGTAATGCACTTATGGTTTCACTAATTAGATTTAAACCACAATATAAAGCACTAATTTTCATAGCTACATCTTTATTTGTTTTGCTAAATCCATTGAAGTTCACATTAACTACTCTTCCTGCATCTGTAGTGTTTATAGGTTCTAGTTTAGCTGTAAATCTATCAAATATTCTCATAGCTTCTCCTTTCTTTAGTATTTTAAAGGCATATAAATGCCTTTTGAGCATTCTAAAACACCTTTAAAATCCATTTTAAAGGCTCAATTTTTCGATATTAAATTATAAATATATCATCAATGTTAAACTTTGATTTTTCTTCAACCTCGTAAGCTGTTTTAAATGCAAATATAGATGATACTAATAAATCTATCCTGTTTTTAGATTTAGATTTATCCAGCATTTCATTCTCTGATTTATCTATTCTAGTTATTGCATTAGATACACACCAATCAAATAACATAGATTTTTCATATATTACATTTCCTAAGTACACTTCACTTCTAAATTCTTTAGTCGGTGAACTTAAATTACTCATACTTTGTCTTATCTCAACTACTTCATAATCATTAGATAAACTAATCATCATATTTACAGCATTATATGGGTCGAAGTTTATTGTTTTAATTTTACACTTGTATTCTTTTTCTATATTTCTTATATAATTTTCAATGAAATCATAATCAACTATCATTCCTTCTCTTATGAATAGTTCACCTTTAGACGCTGAAAGTCTATAATCAAACTTTTCTCTTCTTCCTAATAAACTATCCTCTGGAATGAAACCAACTGATTTCACATAGTATTTTCCATTTTCTTTGTACATCATAGATACAGCTGATATATCTGTTGTTAGTGATAAATCGACACCTATGTGTACTTCTTTTCCTTTAAAATCAATCTTATCTACAGCATTAGCTTTCCATTTATCCATAGCTAAATATGAATTATCTTCACTAGTCTTTTGTGGTACGTTGAATTGCTTTATTAGTAGATTTTTCATAATTTTAGGATTTTCTAATGCCTTTTTATATTCATTTTCAATAGCTGTTGCTGGTATTTCTTCAAGTATAGGATTAGCTTTAATCCATAATTCCTTGTTATGAACTTCATCAATACTATCTAAACAGTACATAATAGGTAGTATTCTTTCATCCTCAAATGTACCTTCTAGCACTTTCTTTCCATATTCCAGCATTTCACAAAACCAATTATCTTCATGTTGAACATCATATTCTGTACTTATCATAAATGTTTGATAGTTCTTTCTCATTAAGAAACCAGATGTTAAACTATCTCTCAATGCTCTTTCAACTACCATACTTTCATCTAGCATTATTGTAGATGGATTTATACCATCTTGTGATATTGCATTAGATGATACAGCATTGAAGATTGAACCACTAAATTCTAAATACTTCTTATATATCTTAAAATGCTCTGCTAATTCTGGATTAGATTTTACAAGGTTTATAGCCATATTGACTAATATTTGTGCCTGTGCTAACTTAGATGCTCCATTATATACTTGTGCATTTGGTTCTAACATCATTCCTATTAATCCTAATAAAGAAATAATGTAGCTCTTCCCTTGCTTTCTTGGAAGATATACTATAATTTATCTATATCTATAGATACTTTTATCTTCTTTTAATCTCCAACAAAATGCATTCTGGACTATATTAGATTGAAAATCTGCAAGAACTATATTTTCACCAACTTTTAAACCTTCTGTATACTTAAGCTGGTATATAAATTCTTCTATAAAATAGGCTTTTTCCACATCAAAAAAGTAAGGAAAACTTTCATCCTTACTTCTTTCAATGTCTTTTATGAACTTATTAGCAAACAATATCATCCATTTGTTGCTAGGAACTTTACCTGTAGTAACTCGTTTACAATATTTATATGCTGTTGTTTCATAAACTCTATTATCAAACATTAATTAACCTCTTAATCCACTTAGAAGGTTATTAAGTTTCTTTTCTTTGGTTTCATTTTCTACATTTGTAGCAAATTTACTTCTAGCACTAGCTGACATACCTATTGCTGTCATATTCCTATTAAATATTCCTTCATAGGTTTTATAAGTCTTTATAGCTGGATTTTCTACCAGCTCCACTTGGTGTGTTTTAGTATTTTCTTTATACACCATTAAACCGTGTTCTTCTATCAGCTCATTTGCTTGATGCATCCTATATTTAGCATTAGCACAAATTGCTATTATTTCTCTATCTGCATTTCCCAATGCCTTGATATGTAATAATGGTTGTACTAATTCCAGATATATTTCCTTTTCAATCTCATTCAAATGCTCTGGTTGTGTTGTTAATAAATCTCTTTCACCAACTAAAGCACTTTCAGCTTTTATTCTTTTTTCACGTTCTTCTTTGCTTACTTTTTTACTTTGTAGCTCCATAGGCACTCTTGGCTTTGCCATCTATTACTTCACCACCTTTATACAACAAAAGACCTACTAATTATAGTAGGTCTTTATGTATTATTTTTTATACTTATCTCTATATTTTATTTCGCTCTCTTTTAACTTTGTATGCATAAGTTTCCAGTGATTTTTAACCTGTGATTTTATCTTATTTTCGTACTTATTATTTTCTCCAAACACATAATATGATTTATATGCATAAGTTAAAAAATTTCCGGGTTCAATCTTTCTACCTTTAGGTTTTTTTACTCTAGGTTTTGCTCCTAAGTGAGAATATAATTTATATAATTTTTTTCTAAAAACTTTTCTGTTATATTTAACAGTATACTTACTTGCAATATCTGCTTTTCTATACATTTTTCTATAATATTTAAATAGACTTTTATCTCTTATTCTTACTGATTTTCCATCAAAACTAAATCCTAAATAGTCAATTAAATTTTTATCAGTATTATCTATACCTGAAACTTCTTTGTTATTGTATATAAACTTTGATGTTTTAGTATCATTTATAGTTACATTTAAATTATCTATTGATTCCTTTATACTATTAATTTTTTGCATATGTATCTGGTATTCATCGTCTTCTTTTATTGGTATAACAATTATAATATCATCACAATATCTACGATATATGCCTTTATTACTTGTAACATAATTATTAATATATTTATCAAAATCTACCATATATATATTAGAATATACTGCACTTATGGAAGAGCCTTGTGGTATTCCAATTTGAATTTTTCCATTATCAGTATCTTTATGCTTCTTTAGATAACCTTCCTTTTTAAATAATTGAAACTCCTGTGATGTATCAAATATCTTATCTAATAATCGATATTGTTTTTCTGTTATATTTTTGTACTTTAAAATATCCTCTTTATTAACATATGTAAAATTTGTTATATTCTTAAATATTGCATAATGCTCTTTAGGTAATCTTTTACACTCCAAAATATCACAAATTTTCGCTTTCAGATATGAATGATTTAATTCATCAAAGAAACTAGAAAAATCTGCTATGTATATATATGCTTTTTCTTGGTTTGATATAAAATCAAAAACTTCTTTTGCAAAGTGTATATTACATTTGCCATTAAATGTATTTCTATAAGCAATAGATGCTTTATTTATACCATATTTTTTAGCTATTTTATTATAATGGTTATTTAATTCATTAGCATAAAATTGATATATATATCTATCTATATGTGCTGAATAATATATTTTTCTTTTTTTAGGTTCATGCTGGGAAAATTTTTTTGGATTTATAATTTCATAATGCATAAATGGGTAAAAACCATGCTTTGAAACCCACTCACGATTTTGCACTTTATACTTATAATCTTTTATATTTTTCCTACTATCAAAATGAACATAATGCTTATATTTAAACTTATTTTTTTATGCATATACTCTCCTCCTAAGTAGAGCTTACTAACTATATAATTCGTAGCGATTACAATAACTAGCTAGCAAGCGTTCTTACTAATTAGGTTTCCCTGCTACTTCCACGCATAATACTCTATGCTATAATCTTCTTAATAGCTTACATAGTTCACTAATTAATTCAGATTGGAGGTATCAGCTCATGTACAACTTCTTGTTATTGCTTGTTGTTATACAGGCTAATGTTTTAGGAGACACCAATGTAAACATTGACATCCTTAATACTATTCCCCCTTAAGACTACTTCCTAAGGCAATATATATTATATCATATTATTTTATATTGAAATAAACTCTCGTTCGACAATTTTCTCATTTGGGCAATTTTTTTATATTTTAAACTCACCCTCTTGGGTATTTTTCTCCCTCATAAAATAAAAATGTTCATTGCCCCCACCACATTTTTTTGAAAATTAATTTTCAATTCCTACTAATTTTTTATAAAATTTATCACTATTAATTAACTGTTTTACATATTTAGTTAATTGTTCTTCATTGTTGATACTATGTAAGTGAACTTGTTTATGATGATAAGAACACAAGCTAATCAAATTATTATTATCTAATCTCTTACTAAAGTCTTTAGTCATTGGCACTATATGATGAACATCATCACTTGGTACAAACTTATATAATGCTTTACATATCTGACATTCATTATTATCTCTTCTAACTATTTCAGCTCTTTTATTCTTCCAAGCTGTAGATGTATAGAATAGTCTTATAACATCTTCATTAACTTTATCTCTATCATATCTATCTGCATTATACTTCTTACTCTTATACTTTAGATACTCTTCTCTCTTGGATGCACAAACTGTACATCTAGTAGTACCATAAGGTATTTTTGTATTACAATCTTTACATAATGTATAAAGGATAATAACCACATCCTTATTTTAAATTATCTTTTAAAATTTCATATTCCATTTTTTCACCTCGAAATAAATTCATTATGAAAATTTTAAAGCAGGTATATTACAACCTGCTTACCCAAATTTAAGGTTAAAAAGAAAATTTAATAATTATTCTAATGAAAAATTTAAAACAAAAGAAAAATATCTTAAATCTTTATATTGCCAGCCATAGGACTTGAACCTATTGTAAGCCTATCTTAAACCGACATGAAAGGAGTGGTTTTTACGAAACCCATAACTCACAACATATGTCAAAATAATAAGTTCTGAATGATTACCCTTAGTTCATCACCTACCACAAACCAAACGAAATGAGCTGGTGCAACCAGCGAATGAGTACTTAATCATAAAACAATGTCTTAATAAAAGCAAAAAATACTAGCATTTTAACTAGTATTAATTATCTATTACCACATTGGTTTGCTATCGCAAACACAACGTGTCGCCAACAGTCAAGCTGTTGTCGTATATTTTTTATTGTTAAGTTATATAAATTTAACAGGACATTTTTTTAAATATTTTGGTATATATAAATAATAATTATATAAACCAAAATATTTTCAACTTATGTCCTATTAATCCTATTATAATTCTATTAAGTTTTTTATTATAACTCCTACATCCTTTATATAAGAATTTATTATACCTTCGTCACCAAAACCTTCTAAAAACTCTATTGGCATATTTTCTTTTATCATTCTATCATTTAATTGCTTACTCTCTCTTAATAACCTTAAATCATTTATTCTAGTTTTTGAATTTTTTATATTTTGTGTATTTCTATTAGCAAATTCAACACCTATATTGTTAAGCTCTTTCATATAATCTATATATTTTCCATCTTGTAACTCACAATCTATTATTGCATCTAATGAAGATATTTTACAAGTTTCATAACACTTGGAAAAATATATATCACAATCTATATCCAAATTTGTATCACGATATAATATATTTTCAATGTTTCTTTTCACCATCTTATTTACATCTTTAAAGTACTTATTTCTCTTGATTTTATTTTTATTAACTTCTGTAATGGTTGTATCCATCTCCTTTAAAACCTTGTATTGTGCTACAGTTATTATATTTTTCATTTCTACAGTAGCTGGTTTAAATATAGGATAACTATTACCATCTGCATCTTTTATATAATAGTGTATCATCATAATTTTTTCTATATCTATTATCCTTTTATCAACCATTTTATCTAATTCTCTTCTTACTATTCTATTAAACTCTTCTCCGACTACATTATTAAAATGTAACAGATTTGAGGGATGTATTTCTAATTCTTTTGATGTATCAAATATCATTTTTCTTTTGCTATTATAGTTTGTATTAACAAGACCTGTTCTTTGCATTATTGAAGTATGAGTTAATACTAAACTATTATTTGGTGATTTCTTAAGTTCCATTAATAACATAGGTGCTATTAATTTTTGATATTTACCTCTTAATTTTATTATGTCTTGCTTTTGCCTTTCTGTAACTTCTAATGACATTACATCATCATTTTCCACCTCTATTATTTCTGTTATTATTACCCTTTTAGGTCTTGTTTTAGGTACTTCATTATAATCAACCATATTGTTTATTGCTTTTATCTGTCTTTTTAAGCTACTACCATTTTTCATTTCTTCATCTAATAATATTTTTATAACTTCTTTTAATTGTAGTTCTTGTCCTATTTTTAATTTCATTATCTTATCTAATCTCCATTTTCTTTTAATATTTCTCTATTTAATAAATTCCTTATTAAATTTGATAATTTCATCTCTTTTCTATCAGCTAGTTTCATATATTTTTCTTTTTCTTGTTTTGATACTCTAGCTCTAATAACTTCACTTTTTGTCATAATCCGTATCTCCTTTGTGGCTACATTATATTTAAATTTTTAAGCACCTATTATTAATGCTTATATTTAATGATTTACAACAAAAACACCAAATGTAAAAAATACAAGGAAAAATATTTTTATTTTATTTAATACTTTAAAAATTTAATTTTCAAGATGTTTATTAATTGAAAGGTTCTAGATTTGATTGAATAACTCTAATATATTTTTTTGAGTAAGCTTTAATTTCATGTATATGCTCTATATATTAAATTAAAAGTTTGTCTTGAATTGAATATAAATATTTTTAATTAAAAGTGAATCATTTAGTTTTTTATGCATTTACAATACTGTTATTATGGCAATATTATATATTATTTATTATATTTGCCTTATATAGATAAATCTTTACATTAAAAAAGTAGGTGTATAACTCTACACCTACTTTTAAATTAAGCATCTACTTTTTCTAAATATTTATCTAATGCATTTAATATTTCATTTTTATATTTATATATATCGCTTATGTTTTCTATGTAATATCTAACTTCTTTTTTATTTTCATCGGATATAGTTATACTCTTTTTAGCTGAATTAAAGTATAATCTACATACCCATTTTCTAGTATTGTCTTGATATAATATTCCACAATATCTTTCAACATCTTTATAACTTATTTCTTCTGGAGCAACTACTTCTGATAATATACTTCTTACTATATTAAATCCTTCTAATTCTTCTTCTGTTGTAATAACTTTACTTTCTATAGTTTCATCTATAGCTACTTCTTCTATAGTTTCTTGTTCTTCTGGAGCTACAGTTTCAGTTTCTTCAACCTCATTATTTAATATACTCTTAATTTTATCATTCATAAATTCATTTACAAATTGTTGCATTGATTTTTTAACTATTGGTCTAAATTTTTCAACTACATTAGCTGTTTTTACACCTGTAAAGAAATCTCCTATTATAAACCTTACAAATTCATCTGTTGGATTATTTAATTGACTATTTAATTGAGCTTTTATAAGATTACTATATTTTAATTCAGATGCTGTATTAAATATAGTATCTATATCAAATTTATCTTTAGTAAACTTTTTAAGTTCAGCTACTTGCATGTCATTTATATTTAATAAATCTATTTCTAAGAATGGTTTTTCGTCCATTTTATTTGCTTCTTCTAAATCAGTAAAGAACTTATAGACTATACCATTTGTCAATATAGCAAATTTTGCTTCTGTTGCTGTAAAATATCTAAACAACTGTGCATCATGCTTTGTTAAATCATCATTAACACCTTTTGCTTCTATAAGTATAACTGGCTTTTCTTCTCTCATTATAGCATAATCAACTTTTTCGCCTTTTTTAGTTCCTATGTCTGCTACAAATTCTGGTACAAACTCCATAGGATTAAATACATCATAGCCTAATAAACTAAAAAATGGCATTATTAAAGCTGTTTTAGTTGCTTCTTCTGTTGCTAAATTACCTCTTACTATTTCTATTCTTTGTGTATGTTGTTTTACCTTATCTATAAAATCCACTCTAATCTACCTCCAAGTTATTATTAATACTATAAAGCAATAAAAACTATTAAATATTTTTTTTATTACTTTTTTCTATTTGATATCTTTCAAATAAAGTTTCTAAAGCCATATCTATTAATTTAGATTTTGGTATTCTAGTTTCTTTTGATAAATCATCTAATGTTTCTAAAAGTTTTATATCTACACTTGTACTAAATCTAGTTCGATTTACTTTCTTACGTTCTTGTGTCATATATAACAACTCCTTTATAAGCATAATTATATATTAGAGTTAATGAAATGTCATTAAATTTAATGAATTTTATACAAATAAAAAACAGGTTTATTCCTTCTATATATTACTTTCATTCTTACTATGTTGTTTATTATCCACTAATTGATTATATCTTTTTCTTAACTACTTTAGCTCCTCTATAATTTTTTCTTAACATAGTACTTGTATATTTACCTTCTAAAATATTTTTCTTTATAAATCAGTTTATAAATTTTCTAATATAGAGCATCCTTTACTCATTTCTAATATATCTAATTTAGTTAAACCTCTTAAATATTCTTCTGTAATACTGACATTACAATGCCCTAATAATTTTGAAACTAAATATACATCTTTTGTATTCTTAAGCATATTAACTGCAAATGTATGCCTAAAATTGTGAGGGTATGCTTTATCTACACTTATATCTAAATTTTTGCAAGCACCTTTTACAACTTGACCTATATTAGAAGTAAATAATTTACCTCCTGTTCTACTTAGAAAGTAATACTCATTCATAATATCTTCTTTGTTATTTTTCTTGAAATATTGCTTTTTAACTCGTTCATATCTATTCATAAGTTTTTTTAATTGTTTAGATATAGGTACTACTCTTGGCTTACTATTTTTTGTTACCTTGAAGAATATATAACCGTCTTCTATATCACTATCTTTTAAATTGGTAAGCTCGTGGTTTCTACAACCAGTTTCTAATAAGAAATTAATTATCAAATTATCTCTTGCTACTATATACTTATTATCTTTTTGTGTTCCCATTTTCTTATATGCTACTAATTTCTTTATTTCTTCACTCGTAAAAATGTCTATTTCTTTTTTATCTGTTGCATTTACTAGTTTTACTGAATAACCTAAGTTTTTAGTTACTATTTCTTCTTCTATCATATATGAGTACAATGCCCTTACAGCTGATATATATCCATTTTGAGTTTTTTGCTTTAATCCTCTATCCTTATTAAATTTAGCAAACCCTTTAATATGTACAGCTTTTATTTTTTCTACTTCTATTTCACCAATATAATCACTAAATACCTTTAAAGAATTGGTATAACTCCTTATAGTTTCTTTACTAGCACCTCTTATATCCAATTCTAATAAAAATTCTTCTATTATTTCTTTTAATTGCAT